AAAGTAAACAAGGCGCAGATTTCGCCCCAGTCTGAACCAACCGTGCAAGCAGCTGCAGTTGGTGGTGCTTACTATTCGTCGCAAGTCGCAGGCCCAAACCTGATTGGTGACTGGTGGTCATACCAGGCAGGCGTTATGCGGAACCGTGCAATGTCAGTTGCCGCTATTAGTCGAAGCCGTGACCTGATGGCTTCAGTCCTGGCAAGCATGAAACTAAAGATGTACACGGAACGGTGGAACGAAACCGAAGGCGAAATGGAAGAAGTGCCGTTGGCGCCCCGTTCTTGGCTTCGACAACTTGACCCCGAAATGCCAAATAACTTCCTATTTCCTTGGATTTTTGACGATCTTTTCTTCTTTGGTCGTTGCTATCTCTACATCACCAGTCGCACCAAAGACGGTTACATGGCCAGCGCCACCCGTTTGCCCCAAGGTTCAATTACGACGCCCGACGCAAACCCACCAGTGTGGTTTGGTAAAAGCAAAGAAATCTATTTCAACGGTGGCGCCATCGACCCCAAAGATGTTGTGCAAATCTTCAGCCCAACACAAGGCATGATTTACATGTCAGAACAAACCATCGCTACATCATTGAAACTAGAAGAAGCCAGATATCGCAACAGCTCTAGTGCAATCCCTGCCGGTGTACTTAAACAAACTGGCGGCGAACCATTGTCAGCAACTGAACTTGCCGCACTGGCCGAAGCGTTCAACCAGGCACGTGCAACCAATCAGACAGCTGCACTAAACGAATTTTTGACATACACAGAAACCAACGCAACACCCGACAAAATGTTGTTGATTGACGCCGCCAATTACCAGAGTCGTGAAATCGCTAACTTGTGCAATGTGCCCCCGTATTTATTGGGTATTTCAACAGGTAGTTACGCCTACACAAACAGTGCTGGCGCAAAATCTGACTTGTGGACTTTCGGCTTGTCGATGTATGCCGAAGCAATCGTGGCCGCCTTGTCACAACAGTTGCCCCGTGGCACCTATGTTTGTTGGGATACCGACGACTTTTTAGAAACAGAAAAAGAAGAGTACGCAGTTATGGAACCCATGGCTGAAGAAACAGAACCACAAGAAAACACACAGGAAGAATTGGCATGATTCGATTTACTTCAAACACATTTGCTGTAGAAGCTGCAGGCCCAGACGGTGAAGAACGCCGAACAATCACTGGCATTGCAGTGCCTTACAACACTTTCGCAACTGTCAGCGATGGCACCACTGTGCAATTCGCACCAGGCAGTTTGCCCGTTGAAGGCAAAGCACCACGCCTTTACATGTACCACGATTCAACCCAGCCCGTTGGTTTGGTCGCAGAACGTGTCGACAGCCCTGAAGCCATGTACTTCACAGCCAAAGTGTCAAACACACGTGCCGGTGACGAAGCGTTAGTGCTCGCAGCTGACGGTGTCATTGACAGCGTTTCAGTTGGTGTCAACCCAACAGAATTTAAATACGACGATGAAGGCAACATGACAATTTTGGCGGCTGACTGGGTAGAGCTTTCCCTTGTCCCCACGCCTGCTTTTGCTGGTGCTACGATCAGTCAAGTAGCGGCGGAAGCGCCACAAGTCGAAACACCAAAGGAAGAACCCAAAATGGAAACCAGCCCCGCAGTTGTTGAAGAAACCGTAATTCCAACGGCACCAATTTTTGCCCAGGCAAAGCGTGAACCACGCCTGCCCAACGCTTTTGAATTCATGGCCGCAATTCACAAGGGCGGTATTGAAGCCGCTAACGCCAACAAAGTTTGGGAAGATTACCGTGCCTACCACAAGTCACCGATTGAAGCCGCCGCTGGCGATGTGGTCTCTTCAAATGTCGGTGGTATTGTCCCATTGCCGTTGTTGGGTCCCGTGTTCGCTGATATCAACTACATTTCTCCGCTTTTGACAGCCGTGGGAACAAGGGCAATGCCTGGTGGCGGAACTGGTTCCACGTTCATTCGCCCGACTTGGACAACCCACCCGACTGTCACAGAACAGGCCGCACAGCTTGACGCAGTGTCAGCAACCACCAGCGTGATTGCCGCAAACACCGTCACCAAAAAGAGTTTTGCCGGTGCAACTACCTTGTCATACCAGACCGTGGACTTCACTGACCCAGCCGCTATGGCAGTCATCATGCAAGACCTCGCTGGCCAGTACTTGCGAGCAATCGACAACTTCGCTTGCGACAACCTTGTCACTGCAGCTTCTTCCGATGGCGTTTGGGACTTGACCGTGGCCGACTTGCTTAAGTCGATCTACGATTGCGCAGTCACCACAGTTGCCGCCACCAACTTCTTGCCAACCCATATCGCTGTTGACCCAGCGACCTGGGGCTTGATGATGCAGCTCACCGACGACCAGAAACGACCGATTTTCGGTTACACGGGCGGTGGCCTCAATGCGTTTAACGCAATCGGTAACGGTGGCATTAACGCTTTCCAAAACGCCAACCCACTTGGGTTGCAAATCGTGGTTGACAACAACTTCGCCGCAAAGACCATGGTCATTTTTAACTCAAATGCCTATGAAATTTATCGCCAAGACCGTGGCCTGCTTTCGGTTGAAAACCCCAGCACCATTTCACGCACCATGTCAATGTTCGGTTACGCCGCAACCTTTGCTGCTAACTCAAGCATGATTCGTAAAATCACCCAGGCTTAGTCGAAAGGCGGTTAGCCGCCCATGGCTGTTTATTCTGTTATCTTCCACCAGCGTTTGGACAATTACGCAGTTGTTCAAACGCTGACGGAACCCGAATTGGGTTTGGGTCAATCGTTAACGCTTGCAGGTTTAGGTCACGGCCTGAACGGCACACACACGGTGTACGACTTGCCCCCATACCTGTTTACTGGTGTCACCAGTAGCGGTGATCTCACATTCGACTATGCAATACCGATTGAAAATCAGGTGTTGTTTTACGACGCAGGCGACGACTTAATCCGTAGCGCCGCTATCCCACCTGGCACCCTGACTTATACCGAAACTTGCACGTGGGTGACCGGCACACAAATTGGCACATGGCTCGGAATAGCATTGGCTGGTGTTGACGAAACCAGTTTCTTGACTCAGTGTGCTAACAGCGCCAACAACTTCATTTTTCGTAGGCGTCAAGAGTCTGGCTACACCGACCAATTGACCGTTGTCCCCAGTGCCGATGTAGAGCTGGCGACCATAATGATGGGTGGTTCGATTTACAGACAGCGTGGCGCCATAGACCAATTCGCAAGTTTTAGCGACATGGGCACAGCTGCAGTGTCAGGCCTGTCGCCGTTAATCAAACAGTTAGCCGGTATCCCACGGCCAGCGGTTGCGTAATGACTGTTTACACCGACCTGTTCAATGAGGCCATAGATGATTTGGCGGCAACGCTGGCAACCATCACTGGCATGCGTGTGGTGTTTGACCCTGAGAAGATCAACCCACCGTGCGTGTTCATTGACGCACCCAGTTTTGACGCCTTTAACTACAACATCGTCACCATGAATTTTTCGGTAAAAGTGGTGACACTAGGGCCAGGCAATTTAGACGGCTTACGCAACGTTTTAAGCATGTGTGCGAAGGTTCTAGCAAAGAATGTCGCCGTTAAATCTGGGCGCCCTGGTTACATACCTGTAGGTGGCCAGACTTTTGCAGCTTATGACTTATCCATTGACATGCAAGCCCAAACAGATTAAGGAAACTCAATTATGAAATACACAATTGTCAGCGACAAGATCGGCACCGTAGGCGAAGAATTTGTGCCTGGTGCCGGCACCAACATTGAAGCGTTACTAGCGCACGGGTTCATTGAATCTGACGAACTGCCTAGCGACAGCCCAGCCCCAAAATCTGCTAAAACTAAAGCACCAGCAAAAAAGGATTAAGACATGTCGACTTCCACATACCTTTCAAACCCAGGCGTAATGATTAACTCGGTCAATTTGACCAATCAGTGCACCAGCGCCACCGTCACCAATCGTGTTGACGCCTTAGAAGCAACAGCCTTTGGTGGGACCTCCCGTGTTTATGTGTCTGGTCTTTACAATCAGGAAATCACGCTAGAGCTGTACATGTCCTATGCGGCCACCGAAACATACGCAACACTTGCAGCTCTTGTTGGCACCACCACGACAGTCAAGGTTGCGACTACTGACGCCGCTTTGACCACAGCTACCGCTACATCACCCCGTTTTGAATTGGTAGGGGCGTTCCTAGCCGAGCTTCCGGTCATCGACGCAACCATGGGCGAATTAAGCACCATTTCAATTACCTTTCAGGGTGGCGTTCTTTCCACCATTGTTTCCTGACATAACCACAACAGCAAAGGCCCGACATGCAACTAACACTTAGAGTCGACCAGGGCGATGGCCCTGTAGAAGTAAGCACCAACCTTTTCACCATTGTTTCGTGGGAACGCAAATTCAAACGCAAAGCCAGCGATATGGCCAGCGGTATCGGCATTGAAGATTTGGCATATCTAGCCCACCAGGCATGTCAACAACACAACGTTGTTGTGCCGGTGGTGCTAGACGATTTCATCAAGAAGCTGGTGGTGCTTGAAGTAGTTAACCAGGACACAGACCGCCCTACTTTGCCAGTACCTACCGATACGCACTAGCGCAAGTTCTAGTAGCGACAGGGTACTGGCCACAACAAGTAGAGTTTGATACCAACGACTTAGCGACAGTCATAAAGGTAATCAACGAAAGCCGAAAATAACCATGGGCGTTAGCGCAACAATAGAAGTGACTGGGGTTAAAGAAGCGCTGGCCTACCTAAACGGTGTTGACAAAACTTACCGCCGTGAAATCACTAAGCAGTACGCCGCCATTGTCGCCCCGATTGTTAAAGACGCACAAGCCCATTTGCCGACTAGCCCCCCAATGTCTGGTTGGAAGCGTGGCTACAGCGTTGGTGGACAAGCTGCAGCACAAGCCAAAGGACAGACTTCACGCCTTGTAGGCCGTGGCACCCAGCGTGACTTTTTTAGTAGGGCGCAAGATGAAGCCACAGCGTTGTTGCCGTGGGACGGTGCCAAACAAGCGAAACTGATTAAGCCGTGGGTGTCAGGTAAGAAAACTAAAGCCAACACTTTTGGTTTGAAATGGAATAGCAAAAGCGCCGCACTGTTCGACTTGTCAGGCCGTGCCAAAACACAACGTGGCGAGCAAATGATTACCGTACTGGGTGCCAGGTTTGGTAGCCCCAGCCGTGTCATGTGGAAGTCATACGAACGAGCCGATGACGAACTGCAAGCAAACATGCGTAAGTTAATTGAAGAAATTATGGCCAGCGTCAACAAACATATGAAGGTGATCTGATGGCTATTTCAATTCCCATAGTTTCAGAATTTAACGCCAAAGGCATTGACAAAGCAGTTAGAGAATTTCAGAAACTAGAAACAGCAGGACAAAAAGCCCAATTTGTTTTACAAAAAGCAGCGTTGCCTGCAGCTGCTGCTTTAGGTGCTCTGACATATGCGGCATTTGACGCAGTAAAAGCATTTGCCGAGGACGAAAAATCCGCTGTGGCTTTGGCGACAACACTTCAAAATGTCACTGGTGCAACAGACAAACAAGTTGATTCTATTGAGGATTTTATTACCAAAACTTCTTTTGCAGTATCTGTTGCCGATGACCAACTGCGCCCAGCTCTGGGCAATCTGGTCAGAGCTACAGGCGATGTAACACAAGCCCAAACCCTGTTAAACCTTGCGCTAGATATTTCTGCCGGTACAGGCAAAGACTTAGGTTCTGTCTCCGAAGCACTAGGCAAAGCGTTTAATGGCATTATGGGGCCACTGAAAAAACTTGACCCAGCGTTAGCAACGTTGATTGAAGAAGGCGCCTCGACTGGCGAAGTCTTTAAAGCTCTTAGCGAAACTTTTGGTGGCCAGGCGGCAGCAGCTGCAGACACAACAGCAGGCCGCATGGAAGGCCTGAAAATCCGAATGGACGAAGTTAAAGAATCCATTGGTGAAGCAGTGCTACCAATTATTGAAGATCTTATGCCTGCTTTTGAGGACATATCAGATTGGGCGTCAAAGAACACTGGCCTGATTGTTGCTATCGGTACTGCCATTGCAGGAATTGGTGCAGCCATTCTTATTACAAACGTCGCCATGTCGGCCTACGCCGCTGTCTTAGCAATTGTTTCGGCAGCACAAGCAATCATGACCATTTCAACGTATGCCCTTTATACGGCATTAGGTGTTGGCGTTATTTTGGCCATTATTGCCGCAATAATAATTTTAGAACAAAAATTCGGATTTTTAAGTGACGCAGTTGATGGCGTTAAAATAGCTGCCGAATTTTTGTGGAACAAAATTAAAGACGGGTTTAATTGGGTTGTCAACAATTGGCCGTTGTTGCTCGGCATTCTTGCTGCACCATTCACTTTGGGCATTGCTGCCGTAATTAAATTCAAAGACAACATCATCAGCATATTTAAAACCATTATTGACTTCACTGTTAACACTTTTGGCGCTATCGCTGACTCGATATATCAGCCTTTTAAAACTGTTTTTAATGGCATTGCCGAATTGTGGAACTCAACGGTAGGCGCTTTAGGTTTCACCGTTCCTAGTTGGGTGCCACTAGGTATAGGCGGCAAAACATTCGAAGTGCCAGACATACCCGTTTTAGGTGACGGGGGAATTGTGACAGGCCCAACCTTGGCAATGATTGGTGAAAAAGGGCCCGAAGCCGTGATACCACTAAACGGGTCAAACGGTGGCATGGGTGGCAATACGATCAACATTACGGTTACTTCAGCAGACCCCAACGCTGTCGTAGCAGCTCTACAACGCTATGTAAGAATGTCAGGCCCAGTGCCGTTAAACACTAGGACTATGTAATGCCCAGGTTTGCATGGGGATTTTTCAATAACACTAAAGGCACGACTTTTACAACCAGTGTTTTGTCTGCCTCATATCGAACTGGTCGCCAAACATATATGGACAACTGGTCAGGTGGCAGCCTGATTATTACAATCAAAAACGACACCAACCAGGCTGGTGGGTTTACCGTAAACGACCAAATAGATTTTGGGACTTCAACAGGTACTTACTATCAACGCTTTTTTGTCAATGAGATTCAATATTCTGACTACCCAGGGCAAGTTGGTTTATCAACCGCCACTATTTCTTGCACTGAT